TGGAGGTGGGGATAATTCGCTGGTACCGCTGGATTTATCCGCGTATCGGCCTGTGCAGCTCAATATCCAGGTTAATGCAGGCGCAGCTCCAGGCGCAGATGCAGGGCAGGCCGGGGCGGATGGCGAAGCTTCAGGCGAAGCTACAGGCGAAGCGGATGGAAAATCTTATATAAATCAAAGGGTTGACTGATCGTGTGGCAATGTAGTTGCGGCAAGGGTTGCAGAACGGCGTTAGAGTGTTTGTCTAACGTTAAGCCGAAAAAGGCCTTAACGTTAGACTCTAACTCCTTGTCTAACGTTAAGTCTAACGTTAGACAAAGCCGCAGCGAAAGCCGTAGCGAAAGCCGCGGATTCGGCCGGTCAGAGACCGGACCCGGTCAGAGGGGTAGGGGGGGTATGTGCCCAGGGGGATAGGGGATGGATAATAATACATCTCGTCCCAAATATCCGGCGGAAAAGCAAATATCCTATAGCTGTGCCGGGAGCTGTGCCTGCATAAAAGCATAAGGGTACCACAACATCTTGTGGTGGGAGAGGGCAAAATGGCAAAAAACACGGGATTATAAGAACGGCGATGTCTATATGTAGTGGTCGCGGAGAACAGATAGGGGGAGTTATGATTCGTAGGAAAGCAAAGAAAGCAATTTATACTTTACTGGTCTTATTTTGTTTATTTGTGGAGCAAATAGGGGTAAGAACAGTGGGAGCGGTGGAGGTTTATGCGGTATTGAATTGTGGGATTATGGGGGTGACGTATTATGTTTTTGATCAGAAGACGGGGAAGTTTTATGATGGATCGAGTGGTTGGACGAGTTCATATACTACGGACAGCGCGGTACAGATAGGTACGAGTTCGTTCGTATGGAAGACGGATAATTTACCGACCCCGATGTATGGTCATGCGGATGTGGTTTTTTTGGATTCCGGCGGGTCGGAATGTATGGTAGTTGAATATCCATAGCCGAGATCGGAAGCGGATGGCGGAGCGGAAGCGAAGCGGATGAATATTGAGCAAAAGCTTGAGAAGTTGAAGCGTGTAGCGGAGCAAATGAATATCGGGAGTTTAACGCCTGAGCAGAAAGCGAAGTTTCGGGCGGAGCTTTTGAAGATCAGGGAAACTGCGATTCAGACGAATCGGATTGCATATTGGAAGCCTTATGCATGGCAGAGCCGGACGGGAGACGTCATCAGGAAGAAGTCCATTACTTTAGCGATTTCGTCAAACAAGATAGGGAAAAGTACTCTGGGGGTGAACACAATTTATTCCTGGGCGCAGGGTTACGAACCATGGAGTCCCGAAGCAAGCGGTATAGCAGCGGGGAATGGTTTTTATCGGGAGTCTTCATTAGGTATCAAGCCTCCGGTGGATTTGATTATCGTCGGAGAAGACTGGAAGCTTCATTTAGGGAAGACGATAGTAAGGGAGATGAAGAAATGGTATCCGCAGAATTACGAGACTAAGAAAAACGAGCAGGGGGTTGAATATTACTGGGTATTCCCGAACAGGTCCACGATTACGTTGATGTGTTATTCACAGGATGATGACTTATTCGAGTCGTTCAGGGCACAGGGGGTATTGATGGATGAGCCTCCGCCTCAGAGCAAGTTTTCGGCCATGAGCAGAGGTCTTCTTTTGGATTGCGGAAAGGTATTGATGACGTTGACCCCGTTAAAAGAGGCTTGGATTCTCGATGAATTGGTGTTATCCGGGAGATCGGACATCGGGATTGTGGATGGGCTGAATATTTTAGCGAATGAGGATCTTGCGAAAGAGGAACAAAAGACCCTCGAATCTATGGGGCTTTCCGAAAGCCAAATCAAGATGTATTGGGATCTTCTTTTCTACAAGGATACGGCGGCGTGAGAAAATACGCGAACGGCGTGAGAAAATACGCGAACGACAAGGGCAAAAGAGCGGACGAGTTTTTAAGGGAACATGCGAACAATCCCGAACTTATCAATAAACTCAAGATTTTGAGATTTATTAAGGATATTGATCCGTCTGAGGTTCCTTCCCGGATTTTTGGGGAGTTTAAGAGTCTTGTAGGAAGGATTTTAAAAGAATATGACAGGGATATTCATGTGATAAAAACATTCAAAATTCCTACGGACTGGCCCGTAACCGCGATGATTGATCTCCATCTGAATAAGGAACAAGCCGTCGGTTTTTACGCGGTTGATAAAACCGAACGAAGATACGTTATCGAAGAGATTTGGGAACATCTTTCCCCGGAAGAGACCGCGGACGTGATCATCAGAGAGAAAAAGCGGAATTCGTGGAGGCTCGATTATGCGGAAATTGATCCTCTTGCTAAAGGAGATTCCGCTTATATCAAAAACCGTCTCGGCGATGAAGCCAAGGATTCCTTTAATATCATATTTGAGAAACTTCTGGCGCATGGGATCATATTGACGGTCTCTTCAAAAGATAAGGATTCCGGCATCCGGAACTTACAGAACTGGCTTTCCGGCCCAAACAAGATGCCGAGTCTGTTTTTCTTCGACAGTCTTCAGTCGGCGAACGGAGGTTACGGTCATTTATTTGAGATTCTCAGATGGGTTTATGACGAAAACGGAAAACCGATTAAATTGAACGACCATTTTATGGAAATACTTTACAGATACACTCTTAAAGGCGTGCTTTATACAAAACCTGTTAGAATAGACTTCAGCCCGAGAAAATATAAGGAAGCAAGTTCATGGATGGGCATCTGATTTGAATGCCGGGAACCTATGAAAAAGAAAGACAAGGAAAAATTTTTAACCGAGGCCAGATCGAGATTTAAAAGCATCCAGCAGGAACAGGCCGATAATCGCAGGAATGCTTTGAATAATTTGAGGTTTGTCTATAATGTGGATGGGGGTCAGTGGCCTCAATCCATCAGAGCTGAACGCGAAGCGGATCAAAGACCTTGTTTGACCTCGAATAAATTAAGAAAATTCGTCGCTTTGGAAGCCAATATGGAACGCGACCAAAGACTTGCAGGCGAAGTCAGGCCTGTAGACGATAAAGCCGATCCCATAACGGCGAAGATCATTGCCGGCATGATCAGACAAATCGAGTACGTCAGCGAAGCCGAAACCGCTTATACGCTTGCCGGCGAAAAAGCCATTGCCGGAGGATTCCCAGGGTATGTCAGGATTGTTACCGAAGAGACCCCGGACTCTTTCGACCAGGAAATTTTCATTAAAAAAGTGGATAATCAGTTTTCGGTCTATATGGACCGCAGAGGGGAATACTGCTTTATCCGAGAAGGAATGAAACGAGAAGTTTTTAAGAAAAAATGGCCTAAAGCGGACGCGATAAGTTTTGATTACGGTTCCGAAGGTGAAGAATACTCTCTATGGTGGGAAGACGATAAAGTCTTCATCTCCGAATATTTCTATCTCGAAGAATACGACAAAACCATAGCCGAAGTCCTGAATATTCAGACGGGAGAAACGGAAATTATCGAACTTAAAGACGAAGTAACTCCTGAAACCCTGATGGAACAAGGACTTAACATTTTAAGGCAAAAGACTTCCAAAGCCCATAAAATCAAATGGGCCAAAATTACCGCGGTGGATATTCTGGAAGAAAAAGATTGGGCCGGATCGTCAATCCCGATCATCGAATTTACAGCGGATGAAGTTAATATCGCCGGAAAAACTTATCAAAGAGCATTATTTGAAGACGGTAAAGATCCTCAAATGGCTTACAATTATTGGTTGACCCACATGACGGAATCCATAGCTCTTGTGCCTAAAGCCCCGTATATCGCGACTGCGGAACAAATCGCGGAATATCTGGACATTTGGAAGTCCGCGAATAAAGTCAATCATTCCGTTTTGCCTTATAAATATATCCCTAACATGCCTCGGCCGAAACGTGAGATCCCGGCGACCATACCTACCGGCGCGGCGCAAATGCTTCAAATTTCCGCAGCGGACATCCAGGACTCCATAGGGAAATACGAGTCCTCGTTCGGGGAACGAAGTAATGAAAGAACGGGCGTGGCCCTTCGGCAGAGGGCAGGCAGATCGGATTTCGGGACTTACCATTTCAGGGATAATTTCAGACGCGCCGTTTTGAACGGCGTCGTTAAACAACTTATAGACTTGATCCCGAAAATATACGACACGGAAAGGATCGTCAGAATTTTAGGCGATAATAATAAAGAAACGACCGTGACGATCAATAAATCTTTCGTCAATCCCGCCGACGGCAAAACGATCATACTGAATGATTTATCGAAAGGGAAATACGACGTCGTCGCGGATACGAAGGTATGGTCGACACGCCGTCAGGAATCTTCCGACGCCATGACTTCAATGGCACAGGCCATGCCGAATCTTGCTCCATTATTTGCAGATTTGATTTTTGAATTTAATGATTGGCCTGGGGCGGATATTATAAAGGACAGGCTTAAGAAAAATTTACCTGCGCTTTTAGGTCAAAAAGAGGCAGGGGCCTCAGCAGAGGCCTCAGCAGGGACCGCACCGGGCGGAACACCGGGTGAAGGAGAATAAAATGGGTATTGAAACACAAGTTACCGATCTTGAAAAAACGGGTGAAGGCGCGCAGAACGGCGAAGCAAACGGCGGAACGCCTAACGGCGAAGCAAACGGCGGAACGCCTAACGGCGAAGCAAACGGCGGAACGCCTAACGGCGAAGCAAACGGCG